CCTCAAGTAATTCTTTTTTAAAACTTACGCACATAGCTGTTGAAATAGCCATACTTACTCCTACGGGGTGTTCGCCTGACCACCCATGCCACTATGGTTTGTACAGTAATAATACAGAGTTGGAGCTCCAGAAGCTACAGTAATTTCTGTGTAAGCCCCAGCGCTTCCTGGGGTGCCATTGATGGTAACGCCAGTTGTATACTGAGTGCCGCCACCATGAGTTCCGTTTGACGTAGCCGAAAACCTCAAGGGATGACCTGAATTGGTGGCATCAGATTGGTCAAACCTATAGGTGTTACCCTCCGTCAAATTAACCGTATCTTGCTGAACACTGTCTATAAAATATTTATTACCAGAACCGGGGTTAGATACTGTCACAACAAATGTTTGCGCTATAACAACGCCACCACCTGTCGCAACTACAGTGCCAGCCTTGCCAATACCTTTTGCAGAGGGATTGTATGTTAAAGTTTGTGTGTTAAAAATAGGAAAAGAAACTGTAGCGGAAATAATATTGTTTTCAGGCCTAGGGTTTCTTAACGCCTCCGCATCCGTTCCTCGTCTTTTCGGCTCTAATTGAGGGTGCTTTGGCTCCCACTCGTCTTTGCCCACAAAAAATCCATTCCACTCCATACGCATATCGCTCAAGCGATAGCGAAAACCAGAACGGTCAGATATTCCATATGCATATTTACCAGCGGCAAATTTAGACATTACCCAATCCTGTAGTTTTGTAAGCTTGGGGATATGTTAAATGAGGCTCTGTCTCTGTCTTCAGATAAGGCTCTCGCAAGCTCCTCTTCATAAAATGACTTTAGCATAGTGACTTTATCGGGAGCTTTTTTAATCGCTAGGTAATATGCCAAGCCAGCCGCCAAACAAGGGTAAAATCTAAACGGAACAAATACAGTATTGGTTGTTTTGTCAGCGTCATCTAATCTTGTCAAAACATCAAAAACAAGAGTATCTGTACTGTTGCTCGGTGTAGGCCACACGTTTATTTCTGGCGTTATTTGCCTGTCTATAAAAAACTGGCTAGGGCGAGCTTGAGTATTTTTGTTGGGGATGCTTAAAAATGCGTCACGGCTAATTCTACTCATATTTATGTCGGCCTGAGACGTTCCTGAGCCTTGCCGAACAACCATAGAAAGAACGTCAATAACATCTGTGCCCATAGAATAGGCGGCTGTCCCTTGAGTAACAACTTGAGTTCTCTGCTCAATTGTCCATTGGTTTAGCCCTCTATTTGCCCATTCTGCAAACATTAAATTCATTGAGCGTTTGGCTGTTTTTAAATCGTAACCATTACGCACTTCTAAGCCGCAACGCTCAAAAGCCTCCTCTATATAATCAGCTACGTCTAATTCAAAATTTGTAGAGCCTGAAACTGCCATTTATTTCTTCTTTCTCTTCAAAGACTTAACGCGGCGAGGCTTTCCTGATGGCTGACCAATGCGCTTCTTCTGGGCTATTCTACTACGTTTTTCGGCTGCGGTCATCTCTTTGGATGTTTTTGGGGTTTTGGAAGAAACCCTCTTGCTGGGGCGACAATATGGAGTTCCCCGTTTTTCTCCTTTGCTACGCCCACATGCCTTCCCCGTGCGGACATCCTTCCAGTCCTCTTTGAACCACCGCTTGAGATTAGCTCCAGCTTTTGTTTTTCTAACCGCCATACTCGCCCCATTAATACATAGATGTTGGCTTGTCTCTCATTACGGCGCCGCCACCACGCATCTTCTTTGCTTTGGACTTGTTGCCCCAATTTTTAGCGCCAACCTTACGGCACTTAGCAATTGCACCTGAAGCATAAGCGCTCGGAAAAACTCTGTAGCGAGCTTTGACTTTTTTATAACAAGCATCTTTTGGCATTTTTTTACTCCCCGGCTTGCTGATTTGCTGGGACATCTGCGAGCGTGATATCGGCAATTTTTTTCTCCGAAATAAATTGTTCCCACATAGGCCTAATCATTTGATAATTAGCGTCAACCTTTGCGTGTGTCTCTGCTAGGTCAACCTTCATATCAACGATGCTAATGCCAACCCAGCCAATAAATGGCACAGACAAAGCTGTAAAAAAACCTATCACACCAATCAAAATTTTAACTAGCATTTCCATCTACGCCTCGCCTGTCTCAAGCGGCTGTTAGGATTTTTAGCCGCTTTAGGAAATTTCTTCATTTGACCAGCGCTACGAGCACAGAATGATTTGCGGCGCTTTGCAGCAGCCGAACCTTTTTTAACCTTACCTGTTACAGCAGTTTTAAGCTTAGAGCCAGGGTTTGCCTTGCGATATGCGGCAACACCCTTCTTTGTCATACCCGCGCCTGATTTGGTTTTGCGATAGTTGCCGCCCTTACCAGTAGTCTTGCGAATGGGGTTTTCTTTCTTGCGTGCCATAACTAACCCTGCTGATAAAAAATAGTTAAAGATGTGTTTGCTGGCAGAGTCGCATAAACTCCTGTTTCATACAGAATCCCATCACCAGGAAAAACTACATCAAACGTGCCAGCAACACTTTCATCAACTTCTATCAAGACAGAACCGCTTGCAGCGGTATTGTCGTATATAATTATATTTCCTGATACGCCAGTTTTATGATTTACAACCAAACCCATCAACCGACCACGACCTGACAAGAGGCTTGCAGAAGCGTGAATATGCTTTGTTTTTACCTCGTTGCCAGCCATTTTAAGACAGAAATATAGTCAATATATTGCTTGAGCCTGTAAACGCAGAAATATATGCGCCATCTGTAGCAAGAATTCCATCATCAGGAATATTTAGATGATGCAAACCAGCGCCAAAACTTTGCTGAAGCAATGTTTCACCAGAAGCGCTACCATTTTTAATAGTAAACGCGCCTGATGCTGCGGCATATATGACAATCTGACGAATACGAGAGCGAGCGGGGCCTACAATAGCCGCACTGGCTCCTTGAGCATGGTTAAAGGCTTTTACTGGACCAGCCATAATAGCCTCCTATTAAGCAGCGGCTGTCGCGCCAGTGTCCACACGGATGTAGTTTGTTCCGTCAGAAAACACAAGGTTTCCTGTGCCATTACCTGATGACTCAGAAGCCTTCAAGGCATCAGAGCAAAAAATAATACGGCCTGTAGTGGTGGATGCTGCTGGTAGGTCAGCAAAGGCAATGCCTGTAGATTGAAATCCGTTAGTTGAAATAATCGGACCTGAGAAGGTAGTGTTAGCCATTATAATCTCCTGTCGTGGCTAGTGTCAGCCGCACCATGCGACTGTCAGGGATAATTAACTATACAATAAAAAAGGGCGGCTGTGAAGCCGCCCCTTTTCGAACATTTGTTCGCTTTATGCGCCCGGTGAACCGAACACTGCGCGTGGGTCTGAATAGCCAAAGCTATAACGCTCACGAGCTTTAAAGCGCATGTTACCTGAATCGAAGTCAGCTTCCATGCCTGTAGACATTGGAGTGCGCTCAAAGTGCTTAAAGCCATTTGGCGCATCTGTCTTGATGAAGAACGCATCTGGGTCTGTCAAGAAGTGGTTAATTGTATAACCCTCTGGAAGCATACCCATGTTACGGATTGCGTTTACATCGTTGTCGGCTGTGCCTACACGCAGTGTAGATTCTAGCAGACGGTCAGCAACGAACTGGAGCTGTGGTGGAACGATAAGCTTGGTACCGCGCAGGGCGATAATCAAGTTACGCTCATCAACGAAAGTTGAGATGTCAATTAAGGCATTCTCAAGTGAAGTTTCGTTAAGGTCAGCAGCAGTTGATGGCTCGTTACGGAATGTACCACCACCAGCAAGTGGGTGGTCAGCCGCGCAAAGCTCTTTGCTGTCACCACCAGCGAAGTTGCTGTCAAACGCATTGTTTAGCGTTGCGGCAGCTTTAACTTGCTTGGTGTGTGCCATTGAACGTGCTAGTGCGCGTGTGTAGCGTGCACCAAGACGGTCATATAGGTTATCTTCCATTGCTTCTTCAGTAAGCGCGAAAGCCAATGAGATTGTCTCATGTGAGTAACGAGCTGTGTATGCTTCTGAAGCATTGTCGAAAGATACGCCTGCACCTTCTTGTTTGGTTTGGGCGTTACCAAAACCTACGAGCATTACCTCTTCTTCAAACGCACGGTCTGATGATTCGGTGTCGTAGATTTCTGCGTGTTCCGCGTCATAGCGGTCATATTCCATGCCGAACAATGCGTTCAGGCCTGGCTCTAGTTCTTTAACTAGCTGTGCTCTTGAAATAGCCATTATCTAGTCTCCTTATGCCAAGCCTGCTGTGCCAGCGCGCAGCAAGTGGTTGTTGATAACGACCATGACGTTTGTGTTTGCACTTGCTGTGTCACTGTTCTCTGGGTCTTGCGAAATATCAATCGCTTTCAGAGGAAGTGTTGCAGTGGCAGCACCTGTTGAAACACCAATTTCAGTGCGTGAAAGCCCTGAATTTGTGTCGCCTGTGCCAACAACAATGTCAAAGTTTCCAAACAAATCCGTTACAGGAAATGCAGCGTTACCTTGGATTTCGTAAACTACGTCTGGCGAGTCAATTACGAATGCCTCAATGTCAGCAGCCGCGATTGAGCCAGGGTAGTAGTTTGAGAATGTTTCCTTACCAGAAACAGGGTCAGTGTAACGGCAGCCGTTGAACACACCCAGAGCAGCATCGGTTTCGCCAGCAGCTTTAACGCCAATTGTTCCAGCGGTTAGTGCTTCCACTAAGTCGCCTTGGAAAATCGCGCCAGAAGCATTGTTAGCAATGCGATAGCGGTTCTGTTGGTTCATAAAGGCTGAGCCGTTCATCATCCGCGCTGGGCGCAGACCAAAGGCAGCATCTTTATTTGCCATTTTGAACTCTCCTTACGAGTTTATTTTTGGCCCCTAGAGCCAAAAGTTACTTGACTTGAGCGCTGTGGATTTAGCTTGGGCATAGCGGAATTAGATTCACGCATCCAATCTCTATCTACAGCTTCCATTTGATTTTCTGTAACGCTACGGTAGTGTGCGTCACGCTGTTCCACAATCTCTTCAGGTATTCTGGCAAGAACCAAACCACCTACGCCAATTATGCCAGCGTTTTTACCTTCGTCAATGACGGGTGCATCGAAATCAGGATAGTCTTCCGCCCGTACAAGCTCCCAACCTTCACGGCGGCGCTTATGGACGTTGTTGCGGTCATCATATTCCATGACTGACTCACGAATCCATCTGTGTTTGAAACCCACAGGTGCTTCAGGAGCCTCAAGGGTTGATGGTGGACGCCACGCTTCTACTCTCGCTGTTTTTTCACGGGTTTGCGAATCCCGGTTTGCGCGGTCAACCATTATGCACTCCTTGTGTCTATTTTAGCGACTTCTCTTGCGTACCGCTCAAGAGGAATATTCATCTTTTTAGCGAAAGCCACTTGACCTGGTGTTAATTCCACCGTTTTTTTCCGTCCTGATTTTACTGACCGTCCAGAAGACGCAGGAGCAACAGCTTGGACGTTTTGCCGTTGTGCCTGAAACTTTTGTGGAAATTCTACGCGCATACGCTTATCAATTTCCAAATAATAATCATCGCTGGTTGGGTCATACCCTTCTGAGCCAACCAATGTTTCGTGAATAGCTTGAGCGCCACGGGTCATAACCATGTCCTTGCCAAACCAAGAGTCATTTTTACCCATCCATTTTTGTAACTTAGGGTCTAAATCCTCTACCTTTTGCGGCTGTGGACGCTGAGGAGCTTGTGGCTGTTCTTCAGGCTGTTGCGCTGCCTGCTCTTGCCTAGCCCTTTGAACGCGAACACGCTCTTTTTCTATTGCAAGTCTTGCAATTAAATCCTGCGCCTCAAACTCTTTATCAACATCACCAATCTCTCTAGCTTCTTTTAGAAGCTTTTTAGCCTGCTCATGTTGAGACTCGACACGGGCGCCATATTCATTGGTATAGCCTTGGTCAAGCTCTGAAAGCTTTTGCCTCATTTGCTCGTTTTGAGTCTGCACTTGTTGAGCGTATTGATAAGCGGCTTCCGCCTCTTCCATCGCCTGCTTACGCTTGGCGGTTAATTGATTTATACGCTTTTGAACATTGCCGCTGTAATTTTCCAAATCATCATCAGAAGCTCCAGTTGCTTCTGAATCTTCTGAAGAATCGAACATTTGTTCGGGTTGTTGTTCTTTTTTCTCAACATTAGAGTCTGTTTCAGATTCACTCACATCAAATGTGAAATTTTCTTCATTTTCAGCTTCTTGATTCATTATGTCTTCCATTAAATGCCTCCAGTATTTTTATACATAAGATATATCTGCTGGGTCAAGTATAGTGGCGATAATATTATCGTCATTTATAAGACGAACCTCAAGTCCATCCACTTTAAACCTATTTCCAGCATATCTTCCCATAAGAACCCATGACTTCTCACCAGCCCAAGCCCCTGAAGGGAACTTATCTTGGTCTTTGTAAGCATCGGGGCCAACCTTAACAACATAGGCAGCTACTGTTGCAAACGCCTCTCTATCACGAGTTGCATCTGGAATGTAAATGCCGCCCTTTGTCTTTGCTGGCGGATAATATGGGATTACAAGAAGGCGATACCCAACAGGCTCTGGAAGGCGCTCTAGCGCAGAAGAGTCCATTTCTGAAGGATTTTCTGTGTTCTTATTTTCCTCTTCTTGTGGAAGAGCATTCTGAACCGCCTTTGGTATTTCAGTCTGCGGCGCGTCAGACTTCATGTTTGCCGCAACCCTTTCAGGCACGAATAGTTTCTTAGCCATCTTCAATGACACCTTTCATCGCGGCTCTTATTTCATCTTCGCAGTAAGTCAGTCCGCGTATTTGACCTACTATGAAGCGGTAGTTTTCCATGTTTTCTACCGCACCATTCGACAGCATAGTTGCATAGTCATCCTTCTGCTGTCGGATGTTCTTTAATAAATATTCTGTTAGTGCTATTGCGTCCATGACCCCTCCAGGCGCGAATTACTTCGTAAGTTTTTTATACTTTTCGAATGACCTCATTCCGCCCAATCCAAGCATCCCTAATAATATAGTCATTAAGCTGTCCATATCAAATGCCGGGTATGAAACGGGCGGGTACCCCATGTAAGCAGTTACAACATCTGCGGTAGGAAATAAAATAAAATGAGCGAATAAGGCAACGCCACAGGACCAGCCAATAAACGGCCTCCAGCCAGCTACAAAGATGTTTCGGTGCTTTGCCTCTTCAGCGTTAACAGCCATTTGGCCTTTCGCCAGCTCTTGAGCATGTTTTTCTGCCATAGTGGCGATTTCATGCGCCAATTTATTTTTTTGGTCTTTGTCTTCAACGAACTTGCCAATCAGCTCTGTGGCTGGGCCTATTAATGCTTGTAACATAATCCCCTCCTAACCTTTTAAATACATGGCGAATAAATATATGCCAGTTAACCCTACACAACCGACAAGAATTAAGAAAGCTATTTCTACTGCTTGCTGTATTTGCCTTCTTCTTCTTTCCCTCATAGCTATTCTTTCTTTTCTTATCTTAGCTTGTATTCTTAAAACATCTTGCCAAGCATTAAATCCATAATTAGCTATCAGAAAGTTTCTTAACTCATTTTCCATTTCTTGAGCTTTTTTATGGGCAACAAAGCTTTTTAAGGCTTCCTCTCCTACGCTCCCGTACTTTTTCTTTTCTTCTTTATGAACATTTTTAACGGAATCAATGGCATCCATAAATTTGCCGATATCGTTTGCCATAGTGTAGACATCTTTAGACAAAGAGAACCCTTTTTTCAGCGCGGCAAAACTACTGGTGGCAATCGCAATAGCTGATATCGGGTCCATTTTTTTACTCCACTATTTTTAATACATACGGCTTGCCGTCTACCCCCTCCTTCAGTTCAACAGTTCTTTTCTCGCAAGAGTACCTTTTGTTTTCACTGTCTTTCCAGCCAGTGCGCTCAATATGTCTTTTAGCCCTTAGACACATAGCTATATTATCATAGCCCACATGTTCCATGATAGACCCTGACATATACAATATTAATATTATAGATGTTTCAATGGCTCCCATTACGCAACTTCTCTATTTTAGCCTCTAATCCAGAAATACGTTTTTCATAAAACTCTAGAGTTAATTTTTGTTGTTGGTCATAAGGCGCACGGCCCTCTTCTATCTCTGTCGCCAGTTTCTCTAGTTCTCCCGCGATATGCTCTATTAGCATAAATTGTTCTGAATCTGCTGGCAAAGAACCCATCTCACCACGAGGCCACTTAATACGAAAGTCTGTGTTCTGCTCCAAATCACTTCCCATCATTGTGATATTGGTTTCGATTTGGTTGAGCCTTTCAATGATGCCGAAATAAGCCCACGTTGCTATCTCCTCTT